AGATTTTAGCGTTAACGTCGGTGGACGCATCACCAAGATCAAAGTCAATCACTTGTTGGGTGATACCGAACTGAGTGAACATGTCTGCAATTACAGCACCATCGGGGGTCTTCATGATACCCTTAGCAGCTTGCAACTTCATGTACTCAAGCGATTGTTCAACTTGTGCACGCATGTCAGTCAGTTTTTGTACACGAACACGGGCCAGTTGCTCAGGAGCGTCTGGGGTGCCCGGCATACGCCAGCCTTGAATATCTTCAGGAGTGATGTAGTCACTGTGTTTGAAGTAAGCCAAAGGTAGCGAGAAGGTTTCTACTTTCCGGTCATTACCTTTAGTAGTATCGCGACTACGACGGGAGACTTGTGGAAGCAGAGTAGTGTCATTCATGCTCTTATCGAACACGATTGCAGTTTGCGAAGTACCTTGAGTACGGAACAGGTCCATACCGCCAATCAAACCGGCTTGGTTATCAAGGTTGTTAATTTCTTGGGTCCAGTCTACAAGCTGGAAGCCATTACCAAACGAACGTGTAGTAGCCAAAGTGTATATCCTTCTTATCTATTATTAAGCGAATTGATTCGGTTGATCAATGATTTTGATTCCTACAGCTTCCATCTGTGCGTACACAGCAGCCAACTCAGGAGCGGTATCAACCGATGCACCGAAAACAAGATAGGATTTACCGACGCCAGCAGGACCACGAAACAGAATAGTTACGTTGGTATCAGTGGTGGCAGCGATGGTTTGCTTGTTATCACCATCTGGTTTGCCGATGTAAATACCAGCAAAGTTTTGGCTACCATCTACAGCAGTAGCTTCCAAGATTTTGTACTTGCCAGTGGCAGTAACTTTACCCAGCACAGTACCGATGGTGTAGGTCTTAATTGCAGCTTCGTTAGCTACAACTACATCACGGCAGTGGCCGTATTCAGGGTGATCTTCATATTGCAGTACAGCGCCAAGGCGAGTAGAGCGAGTGTCGATTGCAGCCATATTATTTGAAACTCCTAGCTAGGATTTTATTGATAAACAATATTATTGTTTTTTACTTTTGTTAATAAGTTCACCAACAAGATTCAGACCAGCTTCTTCTTGTTTCTGTGGCTCACCTTCACCACTGACACCAATCGATTTGAAAAGGTCAGAGTTTGTTTCTTCTTCGGATTTAGCACCCAAAGCTTTCAACATTACTTCAAACGCTTCGTTATCCAAAGCTTCAGTTGCTTTGTACAGCGATTCGCCATCTTCTTTGCTCAGACTCTTAACAGTTGCAATCCGGGCTTTACGAGCCTTAGCTACCACTTCCAGTTTCTCAGCTTTGAACACATTTACTTCTTCAAGAGCTTTATTGAGTTCAACTTCAAGCTCACCAATCTTCGACTTGAGGATTGCTTCAGCAGCATCAACTGCTTTCTTGATTTCTTGTTCCAAAATTTCTACCTCAGACTTTTTAAGTTCTTGTGCTTTAAACATCTCAACTAGATGTTCTTTAGTACTATCATTTTGAAGGGCTTTAGTTACAAGGCTATAGATTCCTTCTTCAAGTTTGTCTTCCGCATCTTCAGACAGAAGCATTTCCCCAGACTCAGGTTCATATGAAATCACCCGTGTCATAGGTTTGGCCAAGTCACCTAAAGTAACTTTTCCATCTACAAGAGAGTAATCTACAGAGAATAGACCACCCTCACTACAGAAGAGAACAATGGAATCATTATAGTCTTCTACATACAGCCAATGATCGTCATCACCGAAAGCTTCACGAACTGCACTGGAAAGTGCTTCAGAGATTTTGGATGCGTACATTGATTTNTTGATAATTGCTTTATCAAGCCCAAGAGCTTCAAGAGCCTTTGTAACTTCTTCCGTAGCTTCTACACCACTCTTCATGAGTAGAGATACGTTACGACCATTCGCGCTGCCCGATTGAAGTGCCATATGTGTGAGCGCTAAATGTGGGCGTTTGCTGTCGTCTTTTGTTTTAATGATCAGAGTCATTCTTCACCACCATCAAATGTGACATTGGTGATTTCACCAGTCTTTTGGTTGATCTTTCCTTTACCACCAATACTTACACCACCAATTACGCCAGCTTTCTTGAGGTTCCAAAGATCCTCGCTGTTGTACTTAATCTTGGCAATCCAAGAACCAGCTTTGATAATCTCACCGGTCTGTGCAACCTTTACATCGAACTCTTTCTGGACCCAAGTGGATTCGATGGTGAAAGCATCAGTCTGTTCAAGATGGAACAAGTTAGCACTCACAACACCTTTCTCAAGGTTCTTATTAAAGTTCTCGCAAGCTTCCATGATAGTGTCTTCAGACATCCATTCCCCATGAGCATCTTTAATTAGAGGTTCATAGACAACTTCATAAGATACCATTTCTTCATTAAGTTCTTCGACATGATCTTCACTAGAAGAGCCACCGAAGACTTTCTCAATAAAGACAGAGAAGATATCCATGAACTCAGAAGCTTTTAGAATATCTGGCAACTCATTATCGGGATAAAACTTCTTATAGGCTGCACGAACTTTACGCTTAACTGCGGGAAGGTCAGCTTCGGGGATTTGTACTTTATTCCCCCGAAATCCCTTCCCCAAGGCCGCGACTGCGGCTGCTGTATGTCGAGCGTCTGAGATATTTAGCTTGGCTTTAGACTCATCTTCTGGGTCTGGATTATATGCGTATGTAGTCAACTACGTGTTCTCCGTGTTGGCAATCGATGAGTCTTTACTACCGATTGGACTTTTACTTGTACCTTCACCGGCAGTTACCATGCCTTCACCAGCACCTGTAGTATTACCTGTCAATTGAGCTTTAAGGTCATCAAGACTCATTTCAGAATCATGACGTGTTGGCAGACCAACCCACTCAGCAACTTGGTTAATGTTCTCAGGAGTGATACTAATCAAACCAACAGAGGCAGCACGTTGCAGATACTTGGAAAGAACATCCAAATCTTCTTCTTTGATCTGATCATATTCAAACTTAGGGAGACGATCTAGCGGCCAACCATTAAGAGCAAAGAGTTGTGGAATCAGGTCAGTATTGAGAGGATCTTGAATCTCTTTCAGATAGTTCTCAACAGCCATATGCACAATAGATGATTTACTATCGGCAAGGTTGAAAGAGCCACCTTTCGAGTTACCCATCTGCAAGATGTCAGCAAACAACGCTTGAAGGATTTTGTTATCCCAACGAATGATTGCTTTGTCAGTGTCATATTGACTAGCGTTAGGAGGACCAATCAGTTCAAAGTCAAACAGGCTGTTATTCTGGTCATCGTAAAACTTAGGAAGAATAATGCAGGCTTGTTCATTATTCTGGAGGTTGCGGCCAATATTCTTAAAGGCTTCTACTGTAGCTTTCTGGTCGTCTGTACTATCAGCTTTCAAGTAATCTGCTGGCAATTCAAACTTAGGAATACCACCAAGACCACGAGTAATGCCTACAGCTTCAGATTCTTCAATCTGCTTACGATAGCGCCATGCCTTGTATACTTTGGAAAGAGGAGAACGGCCTTGCGGGTTATCTCTGCTTACATCAGTACGAAATAGAAGAAACTTCTTACGATCAATATCAATCTGACCGCCGTATTCTTTACTATTAGCTAGGCGATAACCGTCAACTAGAAAGCTGGTATCTTGGACAACTCCAAGAAGGTCACGGCCAGTGTCATCAAACAACCAACGGTAGATAGTGGTCTGAGAACGAGTGGCTAGTTTGGAAATACCTACAAGACCATCATCATAACGAGAGCCTGTGCTCAAACGACGACGACGATACACCTTCTCTTGAATCGCATAGCCGTAGGTGAACATGCTAGTGACCTCTTTTATGAAAGAGAACCAACTATGTTCCATGTCATCCATACATTGCTGAAGGAACTTAACTTTCTTCAAGTCATCTTCTGTAGGATCTACAGGCGGTGTAACTTTCCAGTTAACACGGCTAATCATCATTGAGAACAGTGAGAGAGCAGAAGCAATAGTTGCATCCTCTCCCATTTCTTGGTAAGTTCTGTTAGCTCGTGGCCACTTGAGATTTTCCCGCATCTCCTCAAGAATAATACCATCAAACTCTCTCAAGCCTACCCAGCCCGTTTCACCCATTTTAATACGGAGGGCTGGATTATCACCGGCAGAGAGATTTAAATTGTCATTTTCTGCCATGTTATTCCTTAAAAGTAAAGAGGCTTAAAAGCTGAATTCATTTGATTTTGTCATGCTGGGCATGGAGAAAGAAGGTACTTGGAATTTTTGTGCTAGTTGCATATACCCAAGAGAACAACAATCGACCATATCGTCGTGGCCTAATTCCCCGCTTTTCCGGGTTCCATCAAAGTTCTCCAACTCTTTGTAAAAGAAGTCATTGGAGTTTGTAATGTTGTTCCAAAGGTCATTTGCACAATTGGTTACGATGGAAACGACGCCTAACTCAACAGAAGCTGCGAACGGTCTGAATGAATCCAACTTACCAGCAGGAGAACGTCTAACTTTAGCAACAATACCCATCTCATTAAGAGACTTAGCAATCATACTAGTTGCTGCCTTAGCAGCGGCGTTAGGGTCTTCAGGCAAGATGACTTCTACAGATCTACCATCCCTTTCTGAGTTTTCAACGATGTGTTTTACCCAATTACCGAAAGTAATACGTGTCCTTGTAATATCAAGGATTACATAATCACCAGTCTTAAGTTTACCCATTTTAACGGAAGCAAAATAATCGGGCGATCTGTTTTGATCGTGTGGAAGCGTGCCCGCAAAATCGTAAGCTCGGACAATTCTTACGAAATCTGTATGAGGTGGTGGTGCAGTCAACTCTATCAGGTTTGCCCGGTCAAAATACGACGAATTATCAGGCCTCGCAAACCAATTGCCCCATCTAAGCCGTTCACAGTCTAGTTTTGGCAGAGCTTCCAAGTTTTTCTTGTAGCTCGGATTTGACAAATTTAACGGAGGGTTGTCTTCAATTGTACCAAAAAGACCCTGAAAGCTAATTGGTTCTATTTGGTCTTTATGATCAGCAGGCAGATCTGGATTGCCATATTTTTCAATCATCTCTTCTCTGGTATCGCCCCAGACAAGGTCACCATTAATTCGAAGCAAAAACCTGATTACACCGTTTTTCTCTGGATCAGGACGACCAGCTAATGGGTGATGTTCGGGGTAGAGCCACCACATGGCATACTTAAGTACCCAGCTAGCATTATCAGGGTTGCACGACCACCACATTGAGTGAACATTATCTGCATCAGAACGAAGTCGTGACCAAAGCCACCACAATTGTTCTTCATTTTCTGCGTGAGTTACCTCATCATAGAAAATGTTTGAAATTTGAATACCTTGGTATTTCTTAGCTGCGTTATCATTCTCATAGTGAGAAAAACTGACTTCTGCTCCACTAGAAAATACCAGTTTTTGATCTTTAAGACGAATCTTTAAATTAGGATCAAACTGAGAGTAGAGTTTTACAGCTTCTTGGAACAAACCACCAGAAGCCATAATTGCGCTTGAGTTCTTTCGAATGCAATATGCTTTATAATTTGGATCATGGGCAAAGCGGAGGTGACGCATTAATCCTACGTAACTCTTCGAACTGCCTGCCGCGCCCCCTACCAAAATAATCTGAGCGTCAGAGTTAAGATATTTTTCTTGGAAGGGAGACGCAGGACCAATAGTCACTGCGTCACTCATTTTTATTCCTTTATCCAGCCATAGTATTTAAGTTCAGCTTCTTCACGAATCTTAACAGCAATATCAAAAGAAGGACTAGAACCAAGAGGAATTACACGCCCTTCGAATCCAATCTGAGCACTCCAAAGACCTTCGCTTTCTTTCCAGTAGACTCCAGTTCTTCCTGAAGTATTATTTGAACGAATTCTTTTATTGTACCCCTGATTCCCAGCAGTTTCCCACTTACAGTTTTCAGGACAGTAGTTACCATTTACATCAATTCGTTCTAGTGTCAATCCTTCTGGACACGGACCCATATCTTCATAGAAGTTTTCTACGGAATCTAGCCAACGGTCACAAACTGTAATACCACGCCCTCCGTAATCAGGGTAGGATTCATGCTTTGTATTATAGCATCGCTGAATCATATGAACTCTTACCCGATACTCACGAGTGTTGTGGAGTCCATGTTTAGTAATATTCTCACGCCAAGTACACCCACAAGATGTTGTGTGATTACGACCTAAGTTTCCAATAAATACTTGGAAAATTTCGGGGTTCCCACAAGAGCATTCAACATAGACATACTTATTATTCTTTCTAGGTGGTGCTCGCCCAACCACTGTGAGCTTACCAAATACAGCACCTTCGTAATATTTTCTAGCAACTTGCTTTGTCATTTTACATCTCAAAGTAAAACGGTGCCTCACCTCACCAGCCGTCAAGACAGCCTCATGTTTGGTATTACAGTTCACCGAATTCTTTTACAACAGAGGCCGCTTACGCAACTTGTTGTTCATTTGCTTCCAAAAATTTCCTAATGAGTTGGTCGCGGTCACGACCTGTAATACCTTTGGTAGACTTTACCATTGCTCGCAATTCATCCCAATCCATCGCTTCAAGAGCTTCCTTGGTATATTCCTCTCGGACCACAACAACATCAACACTAGGCTCACTTTTAAGAAATTCTTCTGTCTCAATCACCATCACACACGCATGTGGATAATCATTATAGAATCGCTCTTTCTTGTCCAACACCGCACCTTTCTTAGCGTACTTGATAATGTTGTCAATGAAGTTATGACCATAGTAGTCTTGGCTTGTAATTTGAAGCTTATATTTATTCATTTCAATTCTCTCCGTTGTGCTCAATTCATATAAGAGATTCTACAGACTTATTTTTCAAATTGCAAGCTTTTACGGAAAATAATTCATTTATTTTTAAAATAATTTCAGTTGAAGCTACTATTCCTTTAATAGCTTCTCAGAGTTACTTATCGAACGTCTCACCAATCGCCATTACATGCACAATCGTACCATCAGGCACTGTCCGTGTTGTGCTACCAAGTGCTAGGAGGTTATTACCCCGGATAGCATATCCTGATGCAGTTGTAGTAGTTGGCGCTGAGGATGTACTAGCAAAACCCCTGTCATAGATATCAGCACTACGTTCGGGATCGTTGCCACGGTTTGTCTCCCCTAAAGAGAATTGTTATTGTGATTAATAAGGGGAATGTTCAATTATAAATGCTGGATATAATTGGATATAAATAGGTGTTGAAGGCCACGGCTGCCTGCCAATCAACTTGAGAGAACAAAGATTTTTCTCTCCTCACCACACGATCATTTTCAAGGCAAGTTTTCATTGTGCGATCTACACAACCTCATAACGGAGTCTTGCATTCCTCACAGTCTTTCCTGTGTGCCATTTACAGCAGGCATCCGCCAGAATGCCGGGGCTAGGACTAGGCAGTCCAATACCAGACCTTGCGATCTAGTTAGTTTTCTCTGCCCCTTACGGGAACGACCGGGTTCTTCCAATCTTCTCAGAGAAGTTCTTTTTGTTACACAAACTGAACATTTGTTGTTGAATGTTTAGGATATGTAACGTTTGTTACTCATCGTCATCATCTTCAGAGGGATCAACATACACCAAACTAAGACGAGGCTTCAACTCTTTGGATATCTCTGACGGGGTCTGTTCTTCAGGCTCATCTTCACGCTTCCCTTTCAGGCGAGCATTGAATGAACCAAGCTCTTCTGCGCTAGCTGCCTTGATAACGCTAACAATGCTGTTCAGAACCCACTTAGCCGAAGCGGTACTTTCTGGGTTAGTTTCCTTACCAGCCAAACTCTTATCAACCAACTCCAAAGCAATATCCTGACGCTCTAGCAATTTCTCTGCAAGAACACGAAGCTTTGATTTATTGATGCGAACCTTTGAGTTACTCTTGGTGTTCCGATTACTCAATTCACCATCAAAACGGTGGGCTTTCTGAGCGTCTGTTTGTGGTTTTTTATTAGCCATACCTACTCCCTAAAAAGCTGCAACACCATAATTGGTGGACAAAAGATTACTCAGGTAAGTCATGTTAGCATCAACTTGTGCTTGTGTAAGAATAGCATTTTGTAAAGCTACCAAACCAATCGATGCTGATCCTGCATCGTTTAGGGGTGACCCTCCAATCCTTAGTGTGTCCCCAGTGTAAACAGTTCTTGTAGTGGCGGAAGATAATCCTGACCACACCGTGGCACCATTTTTTCTCCAGCCTGTTTGTGCTACTCCATCAGCCCCAACAATGCTAGCAAAACCATTCCATGCTGTAGTAACTGCTCCCACCACAGACATAGAAGGGGCTTGACCAGAGGCTGCTGCGGTCTTATCAAACCTATTCATTAGGAGGTTTGTCTCTTCCCACGACAGTGCATCACCCCTGTACGTACTGGCTGTAAACCTACGGTTACTTACCAAACATGCTCGCTGGGTAGAGACAGAAGCTAGAACGGGTTTTGCTACTACAGTCCAAGTATGGTCAGCACCTGTTGTAATACCAGTATCAAAATAGTTTGAAGCACTGAGAACAGCACCAAATGAGCTGACTGTTGGTGATCCAATAGCAGATAATGGTTTTGTACTGTCTGCAAAATTTCGTAGTGATGTGTTTACGGAACCTGCGATAAGGTACAACCCTACTAAACCTGCTGGATTCGGTAGCGTGATGTTCAAGAAACTTAGTAGATTTATATGAGTGCCGGGCAGCACTACGGAGTCACCAAGTTTAATGTAGTTAGTTGTTGACATTTAATTCACCGATCATTGAGAAATTTTGTGCAAAGCCTTCCCGCATTAAAAGCAGCGCCTGCATTATTCAAGTGGAAAGAATCAGCAAACATGCCCAACGCATTCATGTCAGTGTAGGAACCAAATTCATCATATAGGCTGTAAAACTCACAACTTTTATTGGCAGCAACCCTGCTCATAGCGTCGCGGAAGCTACTTAAGGGTAGCGTTGCTACACCATTAGTTTTAGCTGGGGCTAAAAGAATTACACCCACACTCGGAACTGCTGCACGGTAAGCGTCAATAATTGTACTTAGGTGAGTCTCATAGTCTGCAATAGTTACCCCTGTACGATAATCGTTAGTACCTAAGATGATTATTACTACATCCGGGTCAAGTTTTGCAGCGTAGTATCCAATTTGATTAGCATACACAGCAATATTTTGTGCAATTGCACCAGAGTTACCGCATTTATTAAGTATGGCACCGGACGCAGCGGAGCGTGTAAAATACAGCCCGTGAAAACGAACGGTTCCAGTATTGGCTACTGTGGTCCTC